CATTCCTGAATCTATCAATCGTTGTTTTTCAGCTTCAACTGCTTCAAACAAATCTCGTGTAGCTATGCCAACTAACTCAGGCGGCAAGCTAACTTTTAAAGCATTAGTTGCTTCATACCAGTTTTCTCTAATAACAATAGTAGCTTTAGCTTTCTTGGCGTTTACTAGGTTATCAATTTGACCTCTTATTTTCTTTTCATCTTGTTCAGACAAGTTACCAGCAGAGCGCAACGCCATAATCTGCTCCTCTATATTTGCTAAACCCGCTAAGTACGTTTCGCCTTCTTCATTCAAATCTAATTCAGCATTTAAATCATATACCTGGCTAATAATGTTTCCAAACTCAGACGCATTAGTAACAGCATTTAGGGCTTTTGCTGAGTTCACATAACCACGCAAAACTCTAGCTTGCCCTTCGTCTATTTTGCCATCAATCTCAGCACTATAAATGGTTGCTATTTTTTGCTCGTCAGATAAATCTTCATCTCTTACTGTATTTTGGAAACCGCGATAGTTTTGTATTTTTTCCAGTTTATCAGCAGTTGTCTTCCCTTCTTGCATTTTTATCTGGGCATCTGTGAAATCTTTTAAATCCGTTTTTAAAGTTTTTACAATACTTTCTTTTTCATCAGGAGATAAAAGAACAAAATTGCCAGGGTCAAGATGGTTTTCAACTTGCAGCCTAGATTGCTTTTCAATAGATGCAATAGAATCTTCTGCTGCCTTTATTTTTTCTGGCAATGTTTTTGCATCATTATTAATAGTGCTACGGCTAAACTGCCCCCTAACAATGTTGGCCCTTATGGTTTTGTTGTGAGCCATGCGGTTTTTATTAAACTCATTAGCTTTTAAAAAGCCTATTTCAATACCCGCAGCAGAATGCTTTTGCGTTTTCAGTGCCATTGCTGCAAGTTCTTCTAAGTTGCCTTCGTAAGCCAAGTTAAGCTCAAAGTTATTTCTCTCAGCCTGCGCTGTATTAAATTCAGCTAAATTAGCATCATTAGATTTTGCGATTTGGCTTGTTAAAATCCTTTCCCCAGCCGAGTTTGTAATGCCAGAAACATAGTCAGCAACTTCTAGTTGCCATTCAGCAGGGATGTCTGCTGTAAGGCCTTTTAAGGCACCATTAGCTTTAGATATAAACCCTTCATGGTCGTCAGGAAACTGTTGCTCAGCCTCTGAAACAATTTTTGTGTAAGTATTCTGTATGCCAGATAAAAATCCTACTAATGCTGCTGCATTTCTTTTTTCACCACCAAACTTAAACGTACTTACAGGTTTATAAACACCTGTTTCAGCAGCCACTTTGCCGGCTTCAATGCCTTTTTCAACAGCCTCTTCTTCCCTCTTGGCTTTACCATAGCCAACAGCAATGTCTTGCACTGTATCAGCTAGACCAGCCAGAGCTGCCATGCGCCTTTGAGCAGATGTGTCTACGCCTGGCCCTCTAAACTTGCCATAGAATCCAATTGGTTTAATAGCCACTCTTACTCTCCTTAACTTGACTTATATGCTTTAGTGCCGCCTTCGATGGCGGTGCTTAAAGCTGAGGTGTACGCGCTTGCTTTTTCAGCTTTACCTTGGCGAAGCATAGAAGCCTGTTTTAGCTTTGACGTTAAACCAATTACCTGTTCGCTGGCTCCGATTTGTTTAGCAGACTCAAGAGCAATGCTTTCTGGGGTTCCACCAGATACTCCACTAGCAGCCATTAAAGCTTGATTAGCAGCAAGTCCTCGGTTGAGTTCCTGCATTCTAGCAAGAGCCTCTGTTTGAGCCTCAAGCTCTGCCTCTCTTGCAGCAATCTTAGCAGCCTCATCAGCAGCCTTGCCGGCCTGCACTTGTCCATAAGTAGACACAGCCGTAGACGCAATAGTTGCAGCAACAATCATGAATGACATCTAAATATCCTCTGGCTCTAGCAGAGCCGCTTCTATCTCTTTTATATCAGTTAAGTGCGTAGGGTGATAAGTAATCCACACGCAATCCGTTTCAGCATATATGACACGCTTTGTTCCAGGTATAGTCTCGCCCATAAATGGAGCCTGTATATCAAGATTTCCGAACTGGCTGGACACCTTGCATCTTCCTTTCACCACGGTGTATAGATGGGTAGTCTTATGCAGAGCGCCCACCACGCACACACCAGCAGGAATAAATAACTCACGAGCATATAACCCATCACTAAAATGATGGCGCACTTCTAGGTCAAGCGTGTCACCCTTCAGCATCAATGATTGCAGTTTTAAAATATCGTCTTGAGTTGTTAGTTCATTCACGAACTGCTTACCTCATAGTCAATAGCCTGTAGGTGGAATGGCGTAGGGTCAGGCAAAGTAATCTTAGGGGCTACTTGCCTACTCCAACCGTTGCCACCATTGTTATCATCGATAATACCAGTAGAAGGCACCAAGGACGAGTTTAAAGGGCTGTTTCCCGCGTCTCCGAACGATCTGACTGCTACTGGGTTGCCATCAATATAAATGCCCGCAGAATTGATTACACGCAGATTCATAGAGTCTACGCGCTTTTGGTTCAGGACGTTCTGATTCCCTCTAGGGCCAGCAGTATTTAGTGGCATTGACTGTACTGTGACAGGGAAGTTTAGACCAACCTCGATGGTGTCGGTAAGAGCGGCTTCTCCGGCACTTAATGTAATCTCGCCAGAGCCATTAACAGTACGCTCAGGTAGCACACTGTAGCCAGCAACTATCTGCACCGTGTCTCCAGCTAAGTGGTCTAGGCCTGACAGCGTTGTTCCATGTGGAGCATTGAACTTAACACTACTATCCATCAGGTGATCAAGCGTCATCTGGTTTATGGTTCGCACTGAAGGGCTATGTTCAGTAATCACGAACAAGACATTGTTCACGGACACGCACTGCTTGAACAAGTCCTGAGACTGGTCTGGGCGTATCTGGTTAAAGCGCGTGAACCCATTAATGTCCTGCTCGCGCAGCATGTTCAATACAACAGCAGTGCCATCTTGGTTGATAATAAACACATAGTTAGCGTCTTCCGAGGTAGTGCTAGTGACTACATCCATATCAACAGGCTTGCTAATTAACTGTGAGGCCAGCACGGACACGTCTGCACTGCGGAATGCGTCCTCATTAAAGTTGAATACATACTGGCGGAGACTTCTACCATTAGCGTCCACAAACAGTGTTGCGCCATCTAGCGAAGTAGTCGGGCAATTAACGCTGAAGCTGCCGTGTTGCGACTGCTGTACAACGTCAATAGTTGCAGGAGTGTTGCCAGTAACATTAAGCTCTGCGCCCTCAGTAAATACTTGTAGGCCACGACCGCCACTAATATCAATGATGTCGCTCTTTGCTCCGTTCAAGGTAACAAAGATACCCTCGTCGTCTTCACTCTCCTCTGTCTTAAAATCTAAGAAAGAGCCAGACCGAGAACCAAACAGGCTTTGCGGCTTGTCTCTAGTACCACCGAACCATAGTCTTCCACCTGCGAATACACCGTTCTTAGGGTATCCACGGGTGGCGCTCCACACGTCTTCTTTTCTAGGCGAGCCAGCAACACTAATGGTAAATGTAATCTTGTTTTCTGTACCTGAAGTTTTAAATGCGCTGAACAGGTTAAAGGTGTCAGCAGACTCTCCAGCTATAGTAATTGTGTAAGTGTGGTTATGCGTCCTAACGACACTGATACCAGTTTCGCCAAAGATAGGCATTTCTTGCAGGTTTCGTCGTAGGTTCTCAGCAGTAGCCAGTTGCTCCTGAACTGTTGCATCCCCAGCATAGGTAATGTTTTTGCTTACCACGCCCTCTATGTCCACCTGGTATCTATCTCCAGCTTCCGCAGAAGACTGGAATGTCATAACCTGTACTGCCGAGATAGGGGTAGGACTGAGTGCGTCATTAAAGTCAAACTTAGGGATGTTCAAGAATGTTGGCGTGTCATACCAGAACTGACCTTTGCCATTCAGGTTGTACACAAGGCGACGAGGCGCTTCATTCTCGTTAAACATCAGCAAGACGTTTTCATTACTAGCAACACGAGTTGGGAAGTTGTATCCCAAGCCATGATTTAAGTCCTGCATGAAGGTTGTCGCTGACTCTGTTACGCGGTAAATACGCAGATTGTCTGGAGTGAACAGCAGTAAGAAGCTATCAGCCAAGCTAATCTCAAACTTGTGAAGCTTCATTGCAGAATTAAAGCCGCCAGTCTCACGGTATAGGTTCATCTCAGCCAGAGAAACTTGGGCAGTACCGAGGTCAGTGGTGCCTTTTCTGATGAGTCGCCAAAATCTAGCGTTCTTGTCTACGTTTAAACGGAATGTCTGCTCATACGACGTTAGCGTTGGAACAATAGCAGATGTCTCCCATGAGCCACCTTGAACTTGAGACTCGATCACAAACTCTGTGCTGGTTCCTGATGTTAACTTGATGTTGATCAGGTCAATGTATTCTATTTCTTGATTGCCATAAATGTCGTACTGCACAACAACGTAGTCGTCAGTCGTGCCAACAGCGGTAGTGGTAACACTGTAGGTAGCTGGGTCATCGTCATTTACGTTGGCTGGGGTGCCACCATTGGGGGTGGTAGGGTTTGGGGCAGTGTATCTTTCTACTACAGGCGTAGGGTTGGCTGCAAACTTAAACCCTGGGCGACGCTTAACACCACCTTGGGGGATGGTTACTACGTTCTCAGCAGTCTCTAAACCTTTGTAGTATTGATCTAGGTCAGTGCGGCCTTTGATAATTTCAGACAGCTCACCACTAACAAAGCTGTTCTGTAGAAAATTACTCTTAGCCATTAAAACCTCACATCAATAAACGGCCTACTAGCAAGTGGAGTTATTGGGTGCTGCTGTGCATCAGTATACCTAGCCATGTTAGAGGCTACAATATACTCTTCTGCCATCGCGGCTTTAGTAGATGCGCTGTCCCTAATGGACAATGCAAAGTCTTTGGCTAGTGCGTACTCTACCATCTTGGCAAAATAAGCAGGCCACTCCGACTCAGATACGTTGTATATGTAATCGCAATAAAGATCACCGTCGTAGTTGCAGTAAACTTTATCGCCTAAAACTTGGTAATTGATTCCAGGGTTCAACTTAATGAACACCAGAAGATCAGCAGGCATCTGATACATTGTGTTGTACTCTGTGCCTACAGGTGTGCCAGCCAACTTAGCAAGCTGCGCCTTCTTGCGCGCAAAGCCCCAGCGATACTTGGTTAGCTCATTCTGCACAATATTGTCATACAAGTTGTTAGCGACAGTCTGTGCGCGAGAACTACCAGTCAGGCTGGTAATCGGCAAGTCGCCTATAAGAATAAGAGCATTAGATACTAGATTAATCTTGCTGGGCATAGTGTGACCTTTAATAAAAAAGGGGGAGTCTCCTCCCCCTTATAGACTTACGCAGGTGTAGCGTCGTACTTGATTTCGATCAGACCAGAAGCGTCTCGTACAGCAGCGCCAGCTTTCAGCATGCCGTTGCACAACCAAGAGGTTTTCTGTGGAACGTAGTCAATAGAAGTCTTCATGTCGATACCAACAGCCAGTCCGATAGCGTCACGGCTAAAGGCATAAGCAGATACTACGTCAGTAGCAACAGTCAGGCCACCTTCAGCACGGTCTTCAAGAACAACTACGTTGAAGCCAGCGAAAGTGTTTACTTCACCGTTTACCAGAGCCTTAACATTCTGGTAGTCAGCAGAAGTGATCTTCTCGTCAGACAACAGGCCAGCAAGACCAGTACCGTTGATTACAGTGAACAGATCACCAGAACCAACACCGTTCTTAACTAGCTGTACTTTAGCGTCAATCAGGTCGCCAGCAGTAAGGCCAGTAGCGCCATTACCTACGGCAGTAGGAGAAGCTGAGTTCATTGCGTCGATGATCAGCTGGTCAGTACGACGACCAAGAGCACCAGCAATAGTTTGAGCCAGTTCCTGTTTCTCATCAAAGTTTACTTCTTGTGCATCAAAGATGTCGGTGTACTCTGGAGCATTCCAGTTAGCAAGAGTAGCAGTGATCAGGCTGTGAGAGATGTCCATTGGATCAACGTCAGCAGAAGTAGCCTTCTGGTTCGCCAAGCCTTTGCCCATTGCGCGGAACTTGTAAGTGTCGCCAACTACGTTGTTACGTACAGTAACAGCGCCTTTTAGTTTGCCCATACCTTGATAGGCGTGTTTTACCATGCTGTCAAACTCTGTGACAGCTACAGGAGAGAGATTAACACTCATTTGAATATCCTCGAAAAAAAGATTTAATGTATAAAGTTTTTCAAGGTCTTAGCTGAGTACCCAGTAAATTGGTCAGCATTCAACCTAAATTTACCGGGCCTTTGGGAAAAGGGTGTCCAGTGTGCAGATTATACACCTTTCACCCCTGTAACATCAACTGGGATTACTGCGTACTTGCCTCGAAAGCTTGAAGCATTTTCTTAACCTTCTTATCGTGGTTAATATCAGTGCTTCGCAAGAAGTTCCCGTAATCGTCTTTCTTGTACATCTCTGCTTCAATGTCTGCCCAGGTAACGCCTGTTGGCATCTCGCCACCATCGACGGGCAACTTAGCTGGAGCAGTAGCATTAACAATCATCTCGATAATCTTTACGTTGTCAGCAGTAGTAATTAACTCTGACACCTGATTAAAGTCGTCAGCACTCAAGTTGTTTCTCAAAAAGCCTTCAACATTCTTAATACGCTTGTCAGCATTCTCACCAAGCTGCTGCATCTGGTACTCTGCTTCCGCTTCTTGCTGGGCTTGCTCATTAACTGTGAGTAGTTCCCATGCTCTATTGAGAGTGTCTTGCGACATATTGGTGTCTTTAGCAAAAGACTGTAGCTCAACAAACAGTGCGTCTTCAGCATCCACACCTTCTGGAGCTGCATAGCCATCTTTAGGAGCGCCTTTGAATCCACCGAACTTTTTCTCTAGCTCGTTGTACGCTTTTGCCTGGTCTGCAACCGACTTGTACTTGGTTGAGTTGTACCAATCAGGAGCTTCACCGTTGCCTTTAACGTCTTCAGATAAAAAATATTCTCCCTCTGATACTTCAGGAGCGTCTGATTCTGGCAGGGTATCGCTTACTTGTTCTTCTTGTGCGGCCTGTTCTTCTAACATAATTACCTCGGTTTATTTAATTGCGCGTGTTGCATCTGATTAATGATGAACTTAACTACGCCAGCCTCACCGTCATGGTAGGCAGCTTCATAGTTAATGTTCGGAGAAGAGAAGGGGGTATCATTGCCGTAAATGAATTTGCCACTCAGGTCTTCAAGTACACGCTTACCATCCGCACTGGAAAAACACTTGCTATATGCCTTAGCAAGCTCCAGTGTCTTTTGGCGATATTCTTCATTGCGCTTGGAAGCGGCCTCAGCGTTAACTGAAGCCTTGTCGATTTGTTCCCAAGTCATACTTGCGTTTGACCCTGCATTGGTGCCTCACCTGTAGACATTCCGGCTTGGGCAGCTTGAGCGCCAGCTTGTATAACCGCCTGCTTCTCTGCTTCATTACGAACCAGTGATGCTGGCATCCCAGACTTTTCTGCAACCCACGTACCAAAATCTTCTAACTTAAAGCCAATCTTCGCTTGGTCAGGCCCAGCATTCTGCAAAACAAACTGAACTGCTTGCTGAACATTAAGTATATCTTCGCTGTCCTGAGCCCTTGCTAGTGGCGACGTAAACTTAATATCTATGTCTTGGCCATCTAACTGGATAGGAGATATAAGACCTCTGCGAGTCAATATGGCTGCGACACGCTTAATAATAGGGACTAACACTTCCGTTTGCAAGCGACCAAATGCCGAACCAATACGTTTTGCTAGTTCGCGAGATTCGATTGCCACTTCAGTAGCCGAGCGAACCGCGCCCGTAGGGTCGCGTAAATCGTTAAACAGGGCTTTTTTGATGCTCATCTGCATATCGTTAATTACAAACTGCGGTAATTGCAGGTTGGCACCTGTATCTAAGCGTCTCAATGACGGGTTTGTGCTGTTGTTAGAACCAACTGGAATAACCACGCCAGGGCTTATACTGATATTGTATGGGTTGGTTACGCCATCATCAGTTGCTGTGTACATACCAGCCAAGTCTATAGCTGCTTTTTGTAGAGAGAACTCTTTTGCCTTATTCAAAGACTTAACATCAGGGAGTGCCTGCAAGGCTGGGCCACGACCGCGCACTTCACCAGCCACTTTGGAGTAGCGACCAGTAACCCATGGGCTTGATGGGCCGAAATCCTGCATCCAGCTGATGTGATCTTCTTTGCCTACCCATACGCAGCCATAATACGTCTTGGCTTTGGGCAAAAATACGACCCCCTCAGACACCTGAACCTCTGCATCTGGGTTTGATTTGATCTGACTAGCAATGGCTTGTGACGGCTTGAACCCATCCCACTTGCGCTCAAGGTCTTTTACCTTAACGCTGAATCTACGCCAGTGTGTTTCTACATTACCATGCGGGCCTTCCTCAAATGCAATGCCCTTCTGTGGGATAGCAGAGAAGATGACAGGCATATCGTCGTCGTCAGCCTCGTCTATACGCAACGTACCAGTACCGATCAACAGGTCTAGCGCATGCTCATAGAACTGGGTGGCAAAGTTAGAACGGTTGATGTAATCAAAGATAGTTTCAGCTTGATCTTCTAGGTTGCGCCTAATGTCTTCCTGAGACACGTTGAAGTTGCCAGTCTCAAGCAGCCTCAGCACTCTAGTAGACGGCTCGAAGGTTGCCCAACGAGCCCAGATAGGAGCAATGTTTTCCTGTAGCTTGCTTGCACCCTGCTGGATTGCCTCAAGGGCGGTGGAGTCGAAGATGCGTTCCATCTTCTTTTGGCCAGGGGTGGTGTTCTCAAAGAGGTTTCTGTTGGGTAGGAAGTATTCATAGGCATCGTCTAGCTGATCGTGCCAATGTGTAGCCACTTCAAAGGCTTTGGCCTCTCTGCGCTTTAGGTCATTGAGAGTACCCAGCTCTGCTGGCAACTTCATCGTTGATCTCCATTAGGAAGGTTTCTAAATCGCATGATTCCGTTGGTTGCTGATCCCGCACTACCACGAGAACCCAGCCCCATTCTGATTCTAGATGCTGCACCTGTACCAGAAGCCTGTTGGCTAGTGGGCAGTAGGGACTTAGCGCCCAGCTTTCCTCTTGCAGCTGCCTTTAGTCTGCGCTCAACGTCTGCCGTTTCTTCATCAAGGGCTGCCGCTGTACGACGCTCTGCTGCTAGTTGCTGTGCTGTAGGCTTTGGAGCCTTTGGTCGCTTCATAAATCCCATTATTGTTTCCTCAAATATTTTAATAGCTGGTATGGCGTTAAGATAAAAGGCTTGTTAATGCCTAATATCTGCTTAGTGTGGCCGACACAGGTATTAAGCATAAATAAGGGATTCCTGCTTTCCTGAGCCTTATAACTAATCAGTATAGAATTGTTGCCAATTATACTCTTTTCGTCTTCCATTGTGAACATGGACAGTCCGGCCTTGGTTTTCTCCAGGACTACAATGCTTTCCTTGTCTGGCTTTACTACATAGCAGTGCCGAATGCCTGGCTTCAGCATCCAGCTCCACCAGTTCGTTCTGTCATCCTCAAACACAACGTAGTGATTAGAAGACACTAAAGTTTACCTTGGCCGTCACTGGCTTGTTAAAAGCTCCAGAGCTTCTCAGTGCCTGTCTGCCTTCACCCTCGCCCTGCAAGGCGTACTCTAGTGCCTCTACTGGGTGTGAGTATTCGTTCTTATCCGGCTCATCAGTGTACCTTTCACCGCTTGCCTGTACCCGTCGGTAGCAGAATCCACCCTGTAGCCCCTTGCGGATCATTGAGGCTTTAGGTAGTACAGTGAATCTAGGCTTTCCGTCCATGCACATCTCTTTCATGGGTACTTCTAGTGCAGCTCGTCGCTTGAGAGGGTCATTAGTCGCGGTTGGTTGGCAGGGTATGCCAGCAGCTCGCATGATCTGGAACGGTGTATCAGAGTTAGCCTGGTTCTTGTTGTTTCCAGACGGGTCTCCCCACCCCTTAAACTCGTGATCAGGGTAGGTTTCCTCAATGTACCGCTTCAACGTTGGAGCAAAGTCCACAGCACCAGAGTCAGTCAGCACCATCTCATCAAAGCATACCCACCGGCCTATAGCTGTACGCTGTAAGAACGCACAGGCAGGGGTTCGTCCAAAGTCAAAGCCCAGAACAATGGGGAAGTCGAAGCTAGGGGTGAACTCAAGGTGTTGACAGTGTACCGAATCGGTATACATGGGGTGTACAGGCTTGCCGTTAGACACGAATCCGTACTCATTCGCCAGATTTACCTTGATCCAGTCGTCAGTCTTACCGTTTAGACCACGTTTGTAGTAGCCATCTGGTAGATTAACCAGGTTCTCAGCGTTCTCATTAACGATCCAGTCCTCTCCATCCTTGATGACACCGCCAGGTTGTCTAAAA